TCGGCTACTAGATACATTATATAAATACCTAATAGTAATGACATCAAACTACCAATAAAATTTAAATTAAAAAACACCTTTTTTTCTTCTCTTGGAACCTCTATAACGCCCGCATTATTATAAGGAACTACTTCATCGCCGTCGCCGCCCATAATAAACCCTTTTTCCAAACTTAAATCTGTTACAGCAATGTATTTAATAATCTTAATTTTGTTTTCTGGACGTAGTGTTGAAAGCATTTCATCGAAAGTTCTTTTATCAGGTACGTTTAAATTATCCCATGCGGTTAGTAATTGTTTGTCATTCATATTTGAAGGAATAGTAGATCCTTTGACCTTTTCTAATTTTGGAAGGATTTCCTTTAATTCAGTTAATCCCTTCTCAAATTTCTCGGTAATTGACAATATAAGTGTTTCATTCGATTGAGGAGGTTCTCCCATCGTAATATTCATTTTTGATTATATATATATATATAATTGCTAAATTAATTGTCATAATAAGGATTATCTTTAATATCCATTCCGCAATATTGTGCAGGTTTCTGTTTATAATCGATCGGACTATGAACGCCACATTCTTCTGCATTTTCTAGCAAAAATTTAAAATTATCCCAAAATTCCTGCTTGTGACCAATTGATTTGGTTGCAATATGGGATAGTTCGTGGATTGCCACAAACATCAACGTATGATCATCGATCATATTGGACTCTCCCTTTTTTTCACGATTCAGACAAAACGCCAATTTCTCTCCCTTGTTTTCACTAAATGCTGTATATTCACTTGTAGGTAAGGTTTCCATGATTTTTTTCGGATTATAACCATTGACCAAACGTTTTACGCACTCTTTGTCGCCATGTTTTTTCTTTGCATAATCGACTAATTGCTTACATTTTACATTGACTTTGGCCAACATATCGGCCGCGTCTTGGACTTTGGCACGTTCACGAACACAATATTTATTTCCATCGATTGTGGATACAATACATTTTAGTTGAAATTCGTCAGAACCTAAATAAATATAAATACATAATCCAACAATACCAATAATGATGACATATATGTATAAATCCAATGAATCCATTCTATATAGTATATAAATATTCTTAAAATAAGAATATTTATGCTAAACTAAATCAATTATTGCTCGCCACAACCTAATTCAAGAGGAACGCGACTGAGATCAGGTTCAAATGTACTGTTGTTCCATGGACCGACCTGCTGCTTGGGGATGGCGGGTTCGGAACGTAATTGCAAATTAGGGTTCTTCAATGTTTGTCCAATGGTATCTACACCAATCATGCTACCTGCCTGTAAAAGATCTTGAGGAAGATTGCTACCGGCATTAGAATTCACAGGGTTCAATGTAGCAAATTCGCTATTTTTGTCAGCAGGAAGTAAATCTTGAGGGGCAGCAGTACTTACTTGCTTGTAATCAGATCCAGATTGAACCTCCATAGGAGCAATAGATTCTGGTCTATCATAATTGGAAGGTTTGTTACTTTCAAATACTTCATTGCCTAAACTTGAACTAGGTATTGCGCCAGTACTCATACCATCCATGACTAACCCCTTACCGTTAGAATAGTTAAGAAGTGAATAAGCAACTATGCATAATACGATAGCAACAAACAACCATTTTGCATTATCGGAATTGAAAAGATTAGTGACAGTCTTAAACATTTTTACTTTATATAAACGGTTGATAAAATTTTTACAAGAAGCAATAAAATATTTTTAAGTAAAATGGAAAATCGACTAAACATATTAGGCGGATTCATGGATTTCATCGGTTTGAAAAAAATCGTCCTCGTCACTTTCTATATCGTCCAAATTATATTGATTTTTAATCTCCTTTGCTTCTAAATATGCCTGTAATGCCAAATGTTTGGCAATGTGTGCCCTTTTTTGTGCTTCCCTATATCGTTCATAATAGATATCATTTTGCGGTTTAATTGTAATCGTTTCGTCGGATGCCAATTTCTCTAAATCAACTGTGAATTCTAAATCGTTGATAGTAGGTTCAGTCGATACAATTTCATTGGTTTTATTTTCAATAGTATCATTTTCTTCTAAAGAGATGTCATTTTTCGATTCTTCTAAAGAGATGTCATTTTTCGATTCCGTGTTTATCGGATGAATAAATTCAGTTTCTTTGTCATCAACCTGAGATGTATCAATTTGGATTGCATCTTCATCATTCGAATCACTATTGTTGGTTTCTTCTAAATCTTGCATGACATCAGGTGCAACTGGCAATAATTCCGTTTTTGTATGAGTTATTACAGGTCGGTTGCTGGCAATCAAGCAATTATCAAAAAGATTGACGGGTTCTAACGTCATCATTTGTTTGATTTCCATTTCAATTTGAAAACTTCGTGATGAGCATTTAATACCCTGAATTTCTAATATTGTCACTAAATTTGTGGATTCACGAATTGAATCTAAATCAACCTCCTCTTTTTTTTCATTATAGATCTTCAAATGAATTTTACCTAAACGACTTGGTATATTTGCGCGGGCTAAATAGAATTTTCCCGACTTATAACTTTTGAGGGGCGATGCAAAATAGGTTTCTATGTCACTTAAATCCATTTCACTTTCGAACCAATCTTCACGGTTATCGTGAATCAATTTACAAGAATAAGTTTCTAAATCTTCCATCCACTTAATAAAATGAGTATTATCATGAGAAAACATCAGATCGCAATGGGTTTTTTTCGAGGTTTTTGTAATAGACCCCCTACTTTTGCATTCCGGAGGTTGTATATATAATGAATTTCCCTCCATTGAATATTTGATAAAATAGTTACCGCCTGAAATGACCACGGGAGGTTTCAATGACAATTTGTTAAAATCAAAAGGTTCATTTGTATTATAAATGACACTGTTCATCTATGTATATTCTTCTTACTACAATTTATTACAACCTCTATTACGCGTAAAAATGTGATAGAGTGTATCTATTTCTATATTAAATATGAGATCCATCAAAGATAGTATTATACATTTTATGCAAAGCGAAGATATAAAACGCGATTTATATTCCATTATACAACCGATTTACACTAACATATATAATGAAATGTATCCATATTTATGGTTTATATGCATTTACATGGTCATATTGACATTTATCATTTTGGCAAATTTAATCTTGTTGGTTCAAGTACTAAATACTTTAGGTAGTTTTTATATTTCAAATCCAATGCCAGAATAAATCCCCAAATTCATTTGTAATAAAAATACAAATGAATTCGGAACAACAAGTAGTCGTCCAAGAAGATTTTGCTACCCAAGTTCGTAGATGGGTATTACTGGATAGTCAGTTAAAAATAATCAATGATAAATCGAAAACCATACGAGAAGAAAAACATAAATTGAGTTCAAAAATTTGCCAACATTTAGAAAATTCGGGAAATGCACATCGAAAAATCATGATACATGATGGTGATTTGAAGGTATATGAAAAAAAGGATTATAGTCCATTAACCTTTACATTTTTAGAAAAACATTTAGGAAAAATAATGACAGATGCAAAACAAGTGGAATATGTGATTCAATATTTAAAAGAACAACGCGAAATAAAATCAACAAATGATTTAAAACGCAGTTATAAAACCGTGGATTAATATATATGTTGCATATTCGCGAAGACCCAATTCATTGTATTGACGATAAATGTATATATCCTAGTCGTAAAAATATAGATCATTTACCAAAAACGCATAACTATAATGATTTATATGGCGCGGAAGATTATTCCAAAGGGCGCTTCAAGGATTTAGGAATTCCTATTTTTATTATGAAAGTTTCGGGAAATTCAAATGAATCAGTCCAAGAAGAAAAAATGCACATTCAACAAGATGGTGTCATTTCCGATGATTTATTCGATAAATTATTTGATTCCATAGAAAAAAAACCAAAAGCAAAAGGAAAGACACGAAAAAATAGAAAAAAAAAGAAGAAAACAGAATGATAAAAACACTGTTTAGTTTTTATCATTTAATAACGCGACCATTTCTTTACATTAAAACTATTTATTTTTGCCATATTTCGTAAATTTTGCATTTTTTCACTTTCACCTGTGTCTTCCGCACAATCTTCGTCATATGACGAAGGAGACCAACCATCTGGTTCAGGTGCCTTTATACCGTAACAATTCGCACCGAAACGAACATATGGATTGTTAATAAACCCACCATTAATTCCAGGACGACCACATGCGTGTTTGGTATTCGGATTTTTCTGTAATTTTTCCCATGTATCTTTTTGGGTAGGGAAATATGCCATTTGTCCGTCGGACCAACCATAATTACACCATTCTCCTCCATTATTATATGCGGCTTCGACTTGATTGTAAGTGGCCAGGGATGCATCAAATGCGGCACATACTTTTTGAGCTTCTTCATAATTATATAAATTGTTAGAAACATTAAATACTTGTTTTTCTGGTTCGCAAGTTACTTGTTCTGGACTTGATACAATACCGCCATTTGTTGTGGTGGTGGTTGTTGTTGTCGTTGAACTTGCACTAGGTGATATATCTAAATCGTCTTCTAATGTTTGAAATATGCCTGGTGAAGAAGATGAAAAAGGAGGAACATTTTCGAAATATTTTACAATACTGTTATTAAATAGCAAAGTAATAATCGGAACTCCTAAAACATATTTGAAAAAGTAAATAATAGCAAAGGTTGCATAAATTATCCAAATTTTATGCTCAACAAAATTCACAAGAACTGGTTTTACACCAGGTTCCATGGGAACTCGTAAAATATAAACTAAAGCAAAAAAGATGATAGTGAACCATATTATTTCAAAAAGTGACCATGGATTATCGAAATATTGCTGTGTCCATTCAATTGAATATCCTAACATATTGTTCTTTTGATCATCGGTCAAATTATAATATAGTTGAAAAAAATAGATCCCGATTATTGCTAAAATAGCAATATCAATAGTTCTACTATAAGAAGAAACCCCACTTGTTTCATTCGTTGCGCCTCTGTTGGCAAATACCGCCTGTCCAATTACATAAATCGCATACATTGCAACAATCCAAAATAGGATGGTATAAGTAGTCGCATTAAAAATATCATTTACGAAATCAGTAAATTCACTATCACTCGATCCTTGGAACGGTACGGTTGCTCCAGGACTTGATCCAGGAGTCGTTGTAGTAGATGTACTCACTACTCTAGGTGTTGAACCGTCTTCACATTTTTCAGGTGTAGATGACGGACTAGAAGTCTCACCAGAAGTACTTGGACTAGAAGTCTCACCAGAAGTACTTGGACTAGAAGTCTCACCAGAAGTACTTGGACTAGAAGTCTCACCAGAAGTACTTGTTGCTGGAGTTATCGTATATGGTGCAGATGGAGCAGTAGTCGGAGAACTTGAATTAAATAAGTTTGAAAAATAATTTTCCATAATAATTTTTATTAGTATATAGGAAAAGGATATATTTATGCATACGTTTTGCTATAAATATATCCCTAAATAATAATTATTGTTTTCTATAAAATAAACAATATGCATTTGGTGTAATAATTTTATTCGGATGAATATTACGTTCTACATGTGTATCATTAAAATGTACCCATTCGTCACCAATTGTTTTTACAAATGCCGTATAGTGACCGCCATTTGTACCACCACTGTGATTACAAATGGAATATAAATCATATTTGTACTGCTTTGCATTATATCCACTAACATATTTTGATAGATCAAGATCTTTTATCGGAAATTGAACTAAATCTTGTCGTTTCTTCTTTCCATCGAAAGAGAAGCGTTTTAATGTAATGATCAGAATTTTTGGTAAAGACCAAAAGGTGATACGTTTTTTGACATCTTCCTTTTTCCCGGTTTTTTCATTAAACCATGCGTTTTCATTTTCCAACATTTCGTAGGAAGTAAAGGAATCAAAACAATCAAGTAAAGTCGAATTTTGTTTTGGTATTTCTAAATCTAATATAAAATAACTCTCAGGTGTTAATGAATGAATGGTTTTGTTATTTTTCGATGATAATTCGGAAACATAAATCCCATAAAACATTTCCATAATTTCAGAATATTCAGTAGAGTATATTCGTTTTAACATTTCATAACAAGAAATTGCTAATGTATCAACCTTATTTTTCTTTTTACCTTTAATATTCAGCGTGACTGATCTTGATATGCTATTATGCATGCATTCTACAATAAATAATAGAAATTCCGGCAAATCATTTTGAGCCCATCCAGTAAATAGATCGCGATCTTTTACTGCAGCCAATTGTTGTACATTATGTACAAATCGTTTTGGTGCCACAACTCCATTTTGGGACCACATAATTTCGCGAAGATTATTCCATTCGTTTAAAATAATATTTTCTGGAATAGAGGGTTTTAAATGTTTTTTATAGTTACTTGAAGTTAAAAGATTGGTTAATTCATGGGTATGACTAAGTGCCTGCATACATGAATTTAGAAAACATGTATTTCCTAAATTGGCAAGACCAGTGTAACCCTTATCTTCCATAATATTATATTTATTCATTTTATAATGAATAAATATAGATAGAAATCTTTATATCGTATTAATAGTATGGAACAAAATTTAGATGATATATTCACAAATATGATGAATGGTTTCAATTTTCCACAAACGCAACATACACCACCATTAAATGTCAATAATCCACCGCAAAATCAAAATAATCCGACTAATCCGTCGCGAAATCAAAATAATCCGACTAATCCGTCGCGAAATCAAAATAATCCGGCAAACCCATCAATGCGTTATGTAAATCGACAACTGGATACAATATATGACTTGATGATTAATTATAATGATAATATGATACAATATCAAAGAAATATGACACAAATGGTGTCTTTAATTAATATGAATAATTCAACATTCCAACAAAGGTTACATGAAATTAGAAGTGATCGAACCACACAACCTAACAATCGACGCCATGTTTATCGAAATGTACCATCAACTCAACGGACACCACAAACCCCTTTATTTACAAATCGTCAAAACCATATATTGACACAACTCGAAATTAGAAATTTAACTACTATATTCACATATAACAACACTACTAGTGCTCAATTATCAGAAACACGTTGTCCAATTTCTCTGGATAATTTTCGCGAGGGTGATGTTTTATGTAAAATAAACGGGTGCAATCATGTATTTAAAAAGGAT